TGCAAATTCAACAGGTGAATCTTGGAATGACTTATTGAAAAAAGTAGCTCAAGATTATAAATTGTATGGAGGTTTTGCTTTAGAGGTTATTTGGAACAAAGCACGCACTAAAATAGCAGAAGTATATCATATCGATTTTAGCTTTTTACGTGCTAGAGAAAAAGATTACAGAGGAAGAATTCCAGGTTACTACATTTCTGACGAGTGGGCAACTAAATTTAGATACTCAGGATACAATTTAACTGATTTACCTTATATTCCTGTTTACAACCCACAAAAGAAATTAGAAGAACCTAAACAAATTTACGTTCATAATCCTTACAGACCAGGTCAACGTTACTATCCTTTACCTGATTATGTAGGTGCTCTTAGAGTAATTGATTTGGACGCTGAAGTGGATAATTTCCACATTAACAACATTAAAAACGGATTAGCACCATCGTTAGCAATTACAACTTATACAAATGCTAATGAGGAAGAAAGAGAAGCAATTGAAAGAATGCTTCAATTACAATATTCAGGTACTAATAACGCAGGTAGTCTATTATATATGGACGTAGATGATCCTGCAAATAAACCTGATATTACTCCTATTCCACAAAATGGTGCTGACGGATATTATACAGACTTAAATGATATGGTACAGCAGAAAATTTTAACTGCTCACCGTATTACTTCACCTATGATTCTAGGTATTAAGACAGCAGGTCAACTAGGAGGTAGAGATGAAGTTATAGAAGCATACTTATTATTAGTAAACACTGTTATTAGACCTTTCCAACAAGATATTTTAGCAGTATTTGAAGACCTATTAGAAGAAAAATATCCAGAACAAGATATTACTTTAGGTGTACAACAATTAAAACTGTTTGCTGATGGTGAAGAAGAAACAGATGTAGTAACAGCTATTGATGCTGGAGTAGGTGATGATTCTGAATTAGAAGCACAAATCGAAAAAGCGGATAGAGAAGCTGGTATGGATGAAAATCAACCAATAACTGAATTACCCTTAGCATAATGACAAATACTTTAATCATCTCAGAAGCAAAGTTAAGACAATTCACAGATATTAATGATTCTGTGGATAGCGCTTTACTTAAAAATGCAGTTAGAACTGCTCAAGATATTGAATTACAAAGAATTATCGGTACTAAATTGTACAAGAAAATTTTAAGTGATATTGATGCAAGTACTTTAACAGGCGTTTACCAAACATTAGTAGACGATTATATACAGGACTTCTTGTTATACGCGGCCTATTATGAAGCATTAGAGGCAATTTATATACGCCCACGAAATAACGGTCTTCTCACACCAACAGGTGGTGAAAATAGTATTGAAGTAGATAGAAGTCTTTACAATGTTAAAAGACAAAGTGCAGAAAATAAAGCACAATTTTATGCTGAGATGCTTACTAACTATATTGCTGAAGAACAATCGTCTTATCCAGAATTAAATTCAGCAAACAAATTATATGAGATGTGGCCTGATTATGGTTCACAGTATCGTTCACCTATTGTGTTTTCTCGTAATGCAAAAGTTGGAGCACATTATAAAGAAGCGAAAGAAGCAGGATTAAGAATCACAGATTCAAAATATAAACAATACCCTTGGGGTTCAAATGTTAATTAATTATGGGAACTAATTTAACCAATTTACCTATTTCAGCATCGTTTCAGGGGTTAGTACAAATCTCTGGTAGCGACCAGCTTACTGATGGTACAGGTAGTTTAATTTCATCTTTAGATGTTACATCGTCTTATGCTATAACTGCTTCTTACGCTGAAAATGCAGGTACAACTACTGATACAGGTAGTTTATTAACTACTGCGAGTGCAGCAGATGCAACTATTACGTTTACTAAGGGGGATGCTTCAACGTTCCCTATTACTGTTAACAATGTAGCAAATGCTACTTCTGCCTCATTTGCCGATAGTGCTTCTTTAGCAGCTAATGCTACTCAAGCAGTTTCAGCTTCATTTGCTACTTCAGCTTCATATGCTCAATTTGCAAGTGGTGCAGCTGATATTAACGCTGTTTACTCTGCAAGTGCTATAGACGCAACTATTACATTTGAAAGAGGTGATGCAACTACTTTTGATGTAGAAATAAATAATGTAACTTCAAGTATTTCATCTTCGTTTGCAGAAAATGCTAGAACAGCTGATTCAGCAACAACTGCAACAACAGCAGCATTCGCATCAGCAGCAGCAACTGCTTCTTATGTAGCAGGTGCTAATGTAGATGGAGCGGTAGCAAATGCCACTTCAGCTTCTTATGCTGTAACAGCTTCATATGCAGAAAATGTTTCAACCCCTAACTTACAACAAGTAACTGATCAAGGGAATTTAACAACAAATCCTATCACATCATCAGCAATCGTTACAACAGATGCAAGTGCTACAAACGTAATTGCAGGTAACTTAGATGTAATGGGTACTATTACTTACATTTCATCTTCTACATTACAAATTGGAGATAATGTAATTGAAATTAACTATAACAAAGCTGCTGGTGATAGTGGTATCTTAACATACGATACAACCTCACCATTTACCGCTTCTGTAATTTGGGATGCTACAAATGACCAATGGAAAGCAGGTACTTATGGCAGTGAAGAAAAAATTATAATTGCAAGTGATACAGGCTCAATGTCTGTTGCTTCAGCAGTAAGTGCTTCATTTGCAGAAGACGCTAGAACAGCAGATTCAGCAACTTCAGCTTCTTATGCTATAACTGCCTCTTATGCTGAAAACGCAGGAACAACTACTGATACTGGTTCGTTATTACTTACCGCGTCTATAAGCGATGCTACTATTACGTTCACTAAAGGTGATGCTACAACATTCCCTATTACAGTAGATAACGTTACTTCCGCGTCTTATGCAGCAAGTTCATCAGTAGCTACATTTGCAGATACAGCAACATCAGCTTCATTCTCAGAAGACGCTAGAACAGCAGATTCAGCAACTTCAGCTTCTTATGCAGTAACAGCTTCTTATGCTGAGAATGCTGGTGGAGATGCTTTCCCATATACAGGTTCAGCTCAAATTACAGGTAGTTTAGCAGTAACTGGTTCAATTACAATTAAAAATGGATCAAATACAGGTTCAGTAGTTGATAATGTTACAGATACTTATGCTACTACAGATATTCAACATATTGTAACCTTAACCCAGGCAGAATATGATGCAATTGGAACCCCAAGTGATGATACACTTTATTTAATCGCCGATTCTACAGGCTCAATTGCCGTAAGTGCCTCTTATGCTGTAGTAGCTAGTGGATTGGATAGTGGTTCTTATTACTATGAAGGTTATAGACCTACACCTACTTCATCTTACGCATTTATTTGGAATGATACTGGTAGTAATGGAATGAATATGAACTTTGTTGCTAATGGTTCAGGAGAGCAAATCTGGACTAGAGAAGAAAGTTTAAGTGGTTCAATCATTGCTTCATATGGTTTAACTTATAACACCAATGATTTTTTCTACAGTAACTTCTACCAAGCAAAAGGTAACTTAATATTTGGTGGTAATTCACATACAGTAGGGTCAGCTCCAGGATATGGTAAGATTTATATTCCTAGAGCAATGACAATGATTGGTGGTGAATCTAACACATTCTGGCAAGGTTCACATGCTTATGGTACTGTATTAATTGGTGGTTTAAGTAATATTGCTGGTAATGATTATAACCAAACAATTACCGGTAATGTATTAATTGGGGGTCAAAGTAATAAAAATGGTGGTGGTAGCCATTCAGCTTTAATTGGTGGTTCTAGTAACACACTTACTACAGCAGCAGATCAATCAGGTATTTTTGTAGGTAAAAATAATATTATTAAACAAAACCTTAGAAATGCTATTGTAGGTGGACATAATAACATTTTATCAGGTTCAGGAGCCCCAGATTCAGCTATTATAGGTGGTGCTAATAACAAAATTTATAGTACATCCACAAGTGCAACTGGTTCAGTTATTTTAGGTGGTTATAGTAATACAATTGACTCATCTAGAAATGGTGGTATTTTAGCTTCTAATAGTTCAACAGTAAGTGCTGGTTCTAACCACTTTGCTATTATAGGTGCTGAAATTTGTTCAGGAACAACATCTAACTCAGCAATTGCTGGTGGTAGAAGTATTACAATCTCAGGCGCTAATAACGTATTAGCAGGGGGTTCTGATGGTGGTATGTTAGCTGATGAAAACGGTACAGCATTCTTTGAAAGATTAGTAGTAAGAAAAGGTGGTGGTGCTAGTGGAGCTAAATGGTTTAGAGCAAAATCAGATACTCAATTATTTAGTGTAACTGGTTCTTCATATTTTAGTGGTTCAACATTCCAAGTAGAAGCACCTACTGAGATTATAGGTTCAACTACTATTTCAGGTTCAATGTATGGTGAGGTTGAAGGATTAACAATTGCCTCAACAACAGCTTCTATCGATTGTAGTACAAATAATTTCTACACATTAACACTTGTTAGTGGTAGTACTACTCATATTACAGCAACCAATGTTAACCCAGGACAAACTATTAATTTAAAACTTTTACAACCTAACCCAGGATATGGTTCAGTAACATTTGAAAGTACATTCCAATTCCCTGGTGGGGTAGTACCTACAGCAACAACAGCTTCAGATGCCGTTGATATAGTATCATTTGTATCATTTGATAGTACAAACTTATTAGCAAACTCACTAAATAATTTTAGTTAATATATGTTTACACCAACAGCCATATTAACAGGAGGCATTCAAGGTGAACCAACACCTGTAGGTCCAAGATATTGGAGATATTATGTTGATACTGCAGTAGTAGATCACCATCCAAGGGTAGCTAGAATTGATCTAATTGATGAATTCGCTATTACTTATAACTTGGTAACTTATGTAGGTGATAACTGTAGTGATTCAGGTACTATCCCTGGTACAAATGCCTCAGCTGGTACTTATGATTTTGGGGTCTTAGGAAAAAATATTACAAATGCTCAATTCTATGTTTCTTACGGTGGAGATAGAAGAGCAGCTAATATAATTCTACAATCAAGTGAAAATAACACCGATTGGACAAATGAAGTAACAGGTGTAGCAGATAGTGATGCTAACCCAGCTTCACCAAGATGTGGATTACATACCATTGTATAAAAAATAAAATATGGCTGATTATAAATACCAACAAAAAGTATATATTGGCTCAAATCCTGTAGCTGCAGTAGTATCAGGTTCTACTGGGTTGTTAAGTGAAGCTAAAATAAGACAAGGAACAACTCAAATTCAAGGTGATTCCATTGTTACAAATGGACTAACAGCATATTGGGACGTTCATAATTTAGCATCTTGGGATGGAACCGGAGGGGCAGATACAGCTGATGCTTATTGGAAAGATATAAGTGGTAATGGAAGACAACTTACTTACTAACAAAACATTATTAATTCCTCCTCTATTCCTGTTTATGCTACTTACTTAGGTTCTAAATGTTTTAGGATTGGTAACTTAGATACAGGTGGAGGTAGTGGTAATGTTCAAATCCCAGCAAGTGCTGCTTCATCAGTATCACCAGCTGTTTGGTATATCCCTTCATCTTCACTAGATATTCAAACTAATGGAGAATATACATTTGAAGTATGGTGTGCTTTAGCTGTAGGTGCTATTGATTCTTCAGCAGCAGATGTTTCATCTTATAAAATTATTAGTAAAAAAGATGCTTGGGGAAATTCTAATCAAGTCCAATATGCTTTAGGAGCAGGAGATACAGCACCAACAGTTTATAACGCAGGTACTGTTTGGGTTCAAAATGATGACCCAGTAAGTGATCAATCAGGTACATCTAATTGGGATGATGGTTATTGGAGACTGCTTACAGTTATTGGAGATGCAAATAGTGTATCATTCTATCAAAATGGGCAATTTGTAAATACACAAGTTTTAGATAACGGATTTAGAACCGATACAGATGCACCATTTGTAATTGGTGCTGAAGGTCTTTCTGATGCTGCACCATGGTCTAGAAGTTGTCCTTGGTCAGGTTATGTCTCAGCAGTTAGAGCTTATAATAGAAAACTTACAGCAGAAGAAATTATGTGGAATTATAATCAAGATAAAGAATACTACGAACCTAATATATCATAAAATGGATTCAACTACACAAGATACACTAGCCAATACAGCTACTATAAGCGCTTTATTCGCGTATATAATGCAGTTTCAAGCCGAAATCACCATCCTCGTGTTGATAACATCTTTAGCGCTTAATATTACGCGATTATACAAAGTATTTAAAGCTAAAAAATGATATGTATACACGCAGTTAAACGACTGTGGTATAACTATTTTTAGTGCAACAATTTGGAGGGGCGAAAGCCCCTTCATATATTTACAAACGCTGTCAAGGTGACAGTTATAACCTGACAGTAGTTAAATTAGGAGAAGGAGGGGAAGTGAGATATCCCCTCCTATTTTTTTACATTTTCTTTAACTTAAG